CCCGCGGCAATGCCTTCCTCATCGACTGGACCACCACCCTCGTCCTCGAGGACGCCATCGCCTGGTGTTACGAGGCCGCCACCGATCCCGACGGGATGCCCGTTTACATCCAGCGCGCCTTCATCGACGAAGGCCACCGCACCATGGACGTCCGCCGCGCCTGCCTGGTGAATCTCCCCACCTTCTGGCCGGTCAAGGGCCGCGCCAACATTCAGGTCCGCGAAATCGCCTCCACCTCCACATCCCTCGTCGATGGCGAGGAAATCAACACCTACCACATCGCCGAGGACCAGTTCAAGTGGGACCTTCTCGGGATGATTCTGGACCGGAAAAAGCACCTCAAGAACGGCCGCCCCGCCTTCCACATCCCCTTCGACGCCGACGACGACGAGCAGCTCATCGACGAGATGTGCAACGAGCACCCGCTCAAAGTCACCAACAAGCTCGGCAAAGACCGCTGGGAGTGGAAAGTCGTCGGCCCGAATGACTACTGGGACACCGTCAAATACTGCCTCAGCGAGTGGTTCATCGCCCGCCCGCTGCTCGTCTTCGAGGGCAAGGCCGCCTGAACTCCTGATTTGCTCCTGACTCCTCCCAAATTAGGAGTTGCGCCGCCTGGCATTTGACACCGCCGGGGAAAGGTAATGCCTGACGAGCGACTCCTAGCCCCCATCCGCCGCTTCTGGTCCGCCGAGCAGGTCGATACCGCCTATCAGGCGATTTTCGCCGCTTATAATTCCCGCCTGGAGAACGTCACCGTCATCATCGGCAAGGGCACCGAGGGTGATTCCGCCTCCGCCCAAGTCGTCGTCAACGGCGAAGATTACCTCTCATGGATGGATGCCTTGGAGGCCCGCCTCAATGAGATCTCCGCCGAGGAAGCGGGTGTCACCGCCGAGCTCCAGAACACCTCCCACGCCAACTTCGGCAACCGCGCCATTTCCACCTGATTTCCCCATGGGCTACTCGAAAAAATCGCGGAACCGCCGTTCCACCGCACCCGTCGCCGAAGCCATCCCGGCAGGCGTTCCCGCCTCGTATTGGGGAAACTACCAAGGCGCGTCCTTCACCACCGACCGCGGTTTCATCCCCTGGTCCACCATCGACACCCGCGAGGAGCTTTCCAACTTCGAGCGCGGCGAGCTCCTCCGCCGGATCCACTGGCTCAAGGCTCACTTCGGCTTCGTCCGCGGCCTCATCAAGAACAGCGCCGACCTCGTCGGCTGGCAGACCCCGCAGGCGCAGAGCGGCGACGAGGCATGGGACGACGAGGCCGAGGAATACTTCCGCGATTGCTGCGGCGAGGCCGCAGCCTTCGACGTCGCGGGCAAGTTCGATTTCGAGGACGCCCAGCCCATGCTCATGCGCGCCGCCTTCACGGACGCCCACATTTTCACCGTTATGACCAAGTGGGAGGATGGAAACGCCCGCTTCGCCTTCTACGAGGCCTCCGCCCTCCGCAATCCCAAGGACGCCGGCAAGGAATGGCGGGATGGCATCAAGGTCTCCAAGACTGGCCGCCACCTCGCTTATGGTTTCTACGATTCCACCAGCCAGGGCGTCGTCGTCGTTCCCGCCGCCAGCGTCATTTACTTCGGCGAGTTCGACAGTCCCGGCCAGGACGCCCCCGTCCCGCCGCTCGCCCACGCGGTCAATCATTCCGTGGACATCACCGAAGTATGGGGCTTCCAGAAAAAAGCCACCAAGCTCACCAGCCTCGGCGGCGCCGTCATCGAGACCGACGCCGCGGCCAAGCCGCCCGCCGGTCGCCAAGCCTTCATCGGCGCGCCGTCCACCGTCGTCACCGCGGACGGGGAGAAGTTCCAGAACGCCAACGTCTACGGCGGCGGCCAGATCCCAGCCCTCCAGCCCGGGCAGAAAATGAACATCCTCAAGGACGACCGCCCCAGCGCCAACCAGCGCCAGCTCGTCCTCGACCTCAAGCGCGACATCGCCTCCGGCTTCGGACTGCCCGTGGAAGTCATCGACGAGATGTTTTCCCTCACCGGCCCCGGCATCCGCTACATCATGGACTTCGCGGGGAACTGGATCCGCTGCCGCCAAAAGCGCCAGAAGGTCTGGCTGAAAAAAGTCTGGCGCTACACCATCGCCTGCGGCATCGCCAACGGCCGGCTCAGCCTGCCCAAGTCCACCAAGGACGGCAAAAAAGGCAAGTGGTGGACCGTCGGCTTCACCGGCCAGCGCCTCCTCACCATCGATCGGGGAAAAGAATCCCGCGCCCGCCTCGACGAGATCGACGCCGGGGTCGGCACGTGGGAAGCCTGGGAGGAAATCGACGGGCGGAACTGGAAAGACCGCACCAAGCAGCGCATCGCCGAGTGGAAATACGCCGAGGACGAATGCGCCGCCCAAGGGGTGGATCCCATGCGCGTCTTCCCGCCCCGCGCCGGTTCCGCCGCCCCCGTCTCTGATGACCCACCCGCCAAGGAAAAGCTCGACGCCGCGCTCTAACTCTTCCTCTCAACTCTCAACTCTCAACTCTCAACCACTTTGAAGACTTATCCAAGAATCTCCGCCCGCCTCCATGCGGAGCCATGGCTCGTCCTCCCCGCCAAGTTCGAGGAAATGGCCCAGGCATTTTCCAACGCCCTCAACCAGAAATGGCTGCCGGAAAACGCCGCGGATGAGCCCGTGGGACCGGAAAAGGAAAACATCTGGGGCGAGAAAATCGGCGGCCGGGCCCACCCGCAGATCGAAGTGCTCGACGGCATCGCCGTCGCCAGCGTCCACGGCGTCACCGGCCGCGGGCTGTCCGCCATGGACATGGCCTGCGGCGGCTTCGACACCGCGCTCTTCCGCGAGCAGCTCCAGCACATCGCCGACGATCCGGCGATCAAGGCGCTCGTCATCGACTTCGATACCCCTGGTGGCATGGCGAATGGGAACATGGCCGTCTGCAAGGACATCCGCGCCGTCGCCGCTGCCGGCAAGAAGGTCTACGGTTACGCGGGGCTCCTCTGCTGCTCCGCCGGTTACTTCATCGCCTCCGCCTGCGACGAGATCCACGCCCACCCGGACGCCATCCTCGGCAGCATTTCCACCATTTACAGCGGCATTGACTCCAGCGCCGCCTTCGAGATGCGCGGGCTCAAGCTGGAGCTCTTCGCCACCGGCAAGTTCAAGGCCACCGGCATGGCTGGCAAGGAGTGGACCGAGGACGAGCGCCAGAACATCTGGGAGCGCATCCACCCGATCGACGCCGAGTTCAAGGGCTACGTGAAATCCCGCCGCGCCATCGCCCCCGAGTCCATGGAAGGGCAGTGGTGGTATGCCAAGAACGCTCCCGCCGGCCTCTGCGACAGCACCGCCTTCGAGTCCCTCGACGAGTTCATCGAGTCCGTCTACGCCACTCTCTGAGATCAAAAATCAACAATCGGCAATCCTTAATCTTCTTCCATGAAACACCTCATCCTCTCCCTGCTCCTCGCGGTGTCGGCCCTCGCCGCCACCCCGGCGGATTACGCCGTTCCGATCACCGCCTCCGGGGATTATTCCTACCCTGCCACCATCCCCGCGGGGAACAGTTGCACGTTTGCGCTGGCCGGGAACTTTTCCGGTGCAGCCGTCACCCCTGGCTACATCACCGCCGCCGGGGCGTTCACCGCCTTGGGGTCGGCGGTCACCGCTCCGGCCACCGTTGGTCCCTACTTCATTCCGCTCGGCCCAGTGACGGGCAAGGGCACCGCCGCGCTCTCGCTCGCCGGTGGAGTTTCCCCCGCCATCACCCTCGCGGTCACCCAGGTGAATCCGGGGGAGATCCCGCTCAACGCTGCCTCCATCACCGATGCCCTCGGCTACACCCCGGCCGGGCCCACCGAGTTGGCGACCAAGCAAGCACTTCTAACGGGCGTGATCGTCACCACCAAGGCGGGCGTTCGCACCGCCTATCCGCCTGCTGCCGATACCGACACAGCGCGCGGTGATGCGCTGGAGGCTGCTTTCGCGGTGAGTGTGGCAGGCGACACGCTGGATCTATCACCCGGGAATTTCTACATCGACAAGCCCGTCACCACGGTGGCCGGTGTGCCCGCGCAATTCGCCCTCCTCAACAAAATGACCATCCGCCTCAATGGCGCGCGACTGTATAAAAAATCCACCGATACGGCATCCAGCATGTTCACGTGCGTGACGGCGGACAGCGTGAACGATTGGTCAATCATTGGACCTGGAATGCTTGATGGCAGCTACATCGCCAACGCCGACACCGCTGCCCGAGGATCTGGCGCTAATGAAATCGGAATCAGTGTGCGAGCCAGCCGCCGCGTGAAAATTGAGAATATCATCATCAAGAACATGGCGGGCAGCGGCATTCTTGGGTGGAACACATTGTTTGTAACCGACGAATACGGCACGGGGAGCAATGCCAAATATTCCACGGTCCAAATCAACTCATGCAACATTGACCTGAACAATCGCGGACTAGAGGTTTACGTCTCCAATGAGTATTGGAGGGTCAGTAATAGCACGTTCAATAAAAACCAAACCGGAATTGACGATTATCAGGCTGGCAACATGGCTTTCACCGGATGCGAGGCGAATGGCAATACGGACTATGCACTGAGGATTCGCGACGGGGGGAATGATGGCCATGGAACATGGACAGGCGGAGCAATCAACCACAATACTGGTTTCGCCGTGTATGTGGAAACCGGCATGGTCAACGGTTTCATTTTTACAGGCACGAATTTTTACGCTGATTCCTCTACCGCTAACAAGATCGAATCGTTAGGAGGAGGTGTGCAATTCGTGGGATGCACAATCGACTCGCCATTCTACGCGGGCAGCACTCCAAGTGGAATCAACACGGTGAAAGCTTGTCATTTTCCTCTTACCGGAGTCACCGCAGCACAGGCAATTTCCGACCTCGCCGCCGCCGAGCGGAACAAGTGGAAATTCATCGACAATCACACGCTCTCCGGGGTGTGGGCGAGCGACGATATTTTCACCCAGTTCGCGACCAACGCCGCCGCGCTAACAGGTGGCAGATTGCCCGGCGAACTCTACCAGATCACCGGCACTGGTGCGGTGATGGTCACGCAACCATAGCCCACGGATGAAGCTCTTCCTCAAGCAAATCTACCTGCTCCTCGCGCTGCTGTGGGGGTTGCTTTCCGCCGGGGCCGCCACGGCTCCCGTCAAGCTCGCGTGGGACGCGAATCCCGCCGCGGAAGCCATCACCGGTTA